CTACCTTTTATTATTCTATTATTAATTATTTCATATTCTTTCATTTTAAATTCTCCATAAGGATTAAGGGTTTTGCACCCTTATAGCCAACAATATGTGCATGACTACACTTTTACATAATCAGTCAAAGAACCAATCGTCTTCTTCTGATTCAACATGTTCAATTAATTCAGGGCTTCCACCTCTAGCATTAATTACATATATTCCACTAACATTAATCGTTACTGGTCTTAGTGTTCCTTCATCATCTGTACCTTGACTTGTTCTGCCAACCACAATAACTTCAGACCCAATACCAAAATCAATTACTAGAGAAGAAGGAATCCAACAAGTAGTTGCTGTGAAACCATCATTATCAAAATTAAACTCAGTAGTTAAATCGTCAATGTTAATGATTCTATTACCATTACCTGTTGGTGTCATATTAATACTAGTAACTGTACCATCAGTAACAACGTAACGTTGTTTGTATGGTCTAGAAGCAGCATTACTATGAGCCTGTTCTAAGTCAACTAATGGACTGTAATTTTCAGTACAGTACTCCATAATTATATCTTGAACAGAACCAAACGGTACTCTCTTTCTATCATCTTCTTCTGCTAAATCATCATTAAGAATCAATGATTCCATTGTTCTAGATTTACC